TGCACCACGACGTAATTCACCAGTACGGTGAGCACCACGGTCAAAGTCAAAAGAAATTGCTTTTTCCGCAGTAAAGCCCATCGATGATTTACCTAAACCCGGATCCGCGTATAGGTACACAATAATTGCTTGAACCAATAAAGTTTGGTCAGCAGTAATAATCGGTAGAGCCATTTTATTATCCTTATCTTGAGCCAGTGAAGCCGCGCTTAGTTTTATAAGCTTTGCGGTCATAAGTAGGAATGTTTGTTTCACGCAGTTTTATAGCGAGCTGCTTTCTGCGTTGGAAGTCGATTACTTGCATAAGAGAAGCGAAAATCTTTGGTTCCTTAGCTTTAAATTGCTCAACATTAAGTGGCTTTTTAACGCCATCTTTAATTTCGTAAAGTACTGAGCCGTTAGCGTTTGCAGCATAGATAGCCCACTTAATACGTACGGAATAAAGACCTTTATCATCACGGCCCAAATAAGACTTGTAGCCGTCAGGATGTTTTTTGAAATTAGACATGTTCAGCCTCCTTACATTCGCATGTACCAACAAAGGCATACGTAAGCGGGCTAGGAGCATCAACAGGTGAGACGTCCTTAATATTTAAAGGAATAATTTCTTTGCGATATTTAACTAAAACCACATCACCTTCACGGCAATTGACAATTCCTTCTCTTGAAGAAAAACGTGCAGATTTAGAAGATTGGGTTACTCTGCAAAATGAAACCTCATCACCAGCTTTGATTTTTGAACGGTCAACAGGAATCATCTTCTTGCAAATAGGGCAGTTATAATCTTTCATTAGGCTGCCTCCAACCATTTATTACGGTCGATATAGCCCGCTAATAAAATATTTATGTTTTTATGGTCGTCATGATTGGTGAAATCATTCCAAGGTTTGCCGCTTAAGTCAGTTACTGACTCAATAGCAAGGTTAGTAATTTCAGCTGCTGTAAAATCAGATCCAGCTACACCATAGCTATCAGCTACGCCGTCAAAATCGAAGCTTACGTTTAATTTGAAGCCGTCAATGCGGATAACTGCTTCACCAGATTTTTCTCCAGTTTTCTTAACAGCCAGAAGTTCATATTCAGAAGCAACGACTTGCTCGCTTTCATATGAGTAATTAGAAGGGACGCTAGAATTAGCAGTTCGATATTCACAAGAACTCAAGGCTACAAGTACAGCAATTGCTGTAACTCCAGTTACCTTATGCTTGTTTGAAAAGGTTTTTACGTTCATAATTGATCTCGCATATAGCAAAGCACATCGGACCTGGGGAGGGCGGTGTGCTTTTTTGTTATCTGGTGAAAATTATTAAACCTTAGATTTAATTTTGATGCAATAGATATTTAAACCTAAGATTGAATTTATTTTAAATTTTAGATTTAATAGACAAAAGAAAACCCACCGTGGTGGTGGGTTGGTCGCTGATTTAACCTGACAAAGGTATTTTTATGAAATTAGATCAGATACTAAATATGCAAATGTTTATTAGCATGGTAACAATACTTGTGAATATTGCCATTTGGTTCACATTTTAAAGAGAGTTCTTATGTGTGAAATAAAGTTGACGAGAGCTGGTCTGTTAATTAGCTTAATACCTCTAATCACCTCAATTGCTTTACTTGTTAAGAGGGTGCTACTGGTGGATATGTCATGAAAATCAAAAACAAACGTATAGTAAATTTTGTGCTTAGTTTTATCTCAATGTGCTCTGTTATCGTTACTCTCATTTTAGTATTGCAACAACACCAGTGACTGCAGCAATTAAGGCCAGCAGCACCCCAACATAAGCAGTCCAATGCGGTTTGCTGGATTTTTTAATCTGTCTTGATGTCAATTCATAGCTTATAGCTTGTAGAAGTGGTGCTGGGATAATTCCGCTTCGGCCTTCACCGCTTAAAAGCATCATTAACTCGTCATCTGAAAGTTGCTTGATTTCTTCTAGCGTTAATTTAACTTTGGGAGGCCTATATTTTTTAGCGGAATCAGGAATAACTACTTTAGGTATCTTATACATATATTCTCTACCGATATGGTTTAAAGCACTGTGTCGGGTCACGGTTTCAATTAAACAAAAAGCTGAATCCGCTTAAATTCTTTATTAGCCTCAATATGACTTCTATAAAATTTATCTTTATCTTCTGAATCAACAAACTCTTTGAATGTGGTTGCTTCAAGAAGTCTGTAAATAAACCTTTCACCTGTTCTAAGCACTACCGTCAACAAGAAGTGTTGATAAAGAACATGGCTGATATTACGGGAGTTAACTTCAATTTTTTGCATATTGTGGATTCCACTTCATTTCCTAATATTCCTCCAACCCTAAACTAATCTTTTTTATTAAATTTCCTGCTGCCCTGAAAACTCAATTCTTGAAATGAAATCAATAGGCAAGGCCAGCTTTTCACCAACAATAGTTTCGAAGTGAATCCATATACCTGCAGCTTCATTTTCAAAATTCACACTGATTATCTTTACTAAGTTGTAAGGCTCCGCAGCCCCCATCATGATGATATTGAAGCGGTGATCTTCACGAACATAAGAAATAAGCATCTGATGAATTGCCATTTGTTCAGTGCTTGTTAGATGCCTGTATTCGTAAAGTTCTGGTGGCATATATTTTTTATTCATTACGAATCTTACCTCATCAACTTCTTCTTATTTACCTTTTCAAGTGCTGTACTTTTCTAGAAAATCATCAACCCAGCCTTGCGCTTGCTCCAAATTACTTATATCTGATAGTTTTAAATTAGTACCTTCAGCTTCATTAAATCCTTCGATTATAGCCTCAAAGATATTTGCTTCATTAATGACCTCACATGCCATTTCAGTAGCGTCATAACTTTGCTTGGCTTTTTTAAGTGAGGCTATTTGTTTTTCAATACCTTCGCCAATTTTACCTAATGCTAATTTGAACTCTTGGCGATTAATCGTTAGCGCAGTTTTGGATTTATTAAGTGTTGCGATCATAATACCCTCTTTTCTTTAAAAATTAATTACTTAGCTCGCCTAAATTTCACCATCATAAGAATGAGAAACATATTTACCAATGATGCCAATATGCTCCAAGTCTTGCGGCTCAACGATCTCTCTTTCATAGCTAGGATTATCACTATCAATAATCAAGGCTCCGTCATATCTACGAGATAATCTTTTGATTTTTAGTTCATCACCATACCTGATTGCATACACCTTTCTGTTCTGAACTTGCTCTAGTCTATTAACAGACTTGTCGATAATTACAACGCTGCCGCTTGGTATCCTTGGTTCCATACTGTCACCATCAACATCCACTTCTACAAGATTTTTAGGTGAAACTTTTTTCTTATGAAACCACTCCATGCGTTGTGCGCATCCCGTCATCCTGGTTGTTGGCTCAAATTCAACCAGTCGGCCATTACCTGCGGAAAACTTGACGTCTACATGCGGAATAATCATAAAAGAATTAGGATCGAGGTCATCCGGTGCTTCCCATGCCATAACTGGCCTATATGCATCAGCATTCTCAGGATTGTCAGCCAACTCGATCATTGATCCAGAACCATCTAGCAACCATCCGGCACTTACTCCAGTTAAAGCCGCTAGCTCTTTCAGGGTTTCCTTACCAATTTTCCCCTTTTTCCAGTTAGATGCAGCTTGAGCTGATAGTCCCAATTTGAGAGATGCTGCTGACCATTTTAGATTTGCATAATCAAGTGCTGCTTGGATGCGTTCAGCTATAGATTCCATAATCATTAATAAAATAAACCTTTGGTTTAAAATTCTATTGGAAATTTAAAAAAATAGAAGCAATCATGGATTGTATTAAAATTAAACCTATGATTTAATTTTGGTGAAATCAATTAAAAGGGAGATTTAACTTTGAATCCCATTAAATATGCTTTTGATGCTGTTGGTGGTCGATCTAAAGCAGCAGCGTTACTAAACCGTACATACATGGCCATGAGCAAGATGGAAAAACGAGGGGTATTACCAAGAACTGAATATACGGGCGAAACCAAATATGCCCAGATACTTGCAATTAATAGCGGTGGAAAGTTTACGGCTGAATGGCTACTTGAGAATGCTAAGCCAGAGTCGTCTATAGCATAACTGACCTCATGAACAAATATCAGTTTAGGAACAACCATGACCAAACAAAAGCCAAGTGCAAAAAAGACGGTGTGCATGCCGACACATTTATCTGAGCCTGTAGCTGAGCATGTGGCAAGGGAAGCATATGAACGAGGCTGGTCTAACAGCCAGTATTTAAGATGGTTAGCCATTCTGGATATGAAGCGTTGTGAAGATGACAAGAATCTTATGTCACAGGTATCTGGAATACCCAGAGAACGTTTTGATTTATATGAACAAAGAAAACAATCCGTTCGGAGAGAACGCAATAAAAAAGCCTGATGGTCAAGATCAGGCTTCTTAATTCACAAATTTAGGAACCCATGAATATGCAAACTAATTTATCAAATCAAACGTCCAAACACAACTTACAAGAGTTTTTAGTGGGTGATGTAGTGGTACTTACTGAAGAGTGCCGTAGTTTTAAATCAAATGATTTGTTTGAAGTTAAAAACAAAACTTTGACCAGGTTGTGGACTATCAAATCGGAGAATCATTTGATTCTGGTTTCATCAAAAGAAATCCGTACAGCAACAGTAGCTGAACTTAATGCCAAACGCCGACTAACAAGCGCTGAGCAAGCATTAGCGGAGGTGTCATGAACAGCTTTACACACCAAATCAAAGATTCTCGCCAGCAAAGTGAAATCCAATCTTTCTATGAGCCTGCATTGCGAGTACTTGGCCACCTATTTGAGGTGAAAAAGCAAAATTTACGCAACAAGGGGTATGACGAAAATAATGCTGCGGTTACGAAGGTTGAGTTTTCAGAAGCCATGGCTCGTCAATTTCGCATAACGCAGTGGTTGGCACAGCAGATTGTAACCAGCTTAACCAAGGCGTGTTTGGTTGATTCTTTTGGAGGCTATGTTAAGCCAAAGGGTGGTGAAAAGTGAGATATGCAGCAAGAAGAAAACAGGATATTTCCGTTTCCACCACACCGCTAGAGGTGGTAATTCCACTGGAACAACCAGTAAAGATCTATTCGGCTAAAGAATTAGCAGCTATGCCACTTTCAGTTATGAATGCCGCAATTGAGGCTCAGGAAAGATTTTATCAACTTGAAGAATTAACCCATATGGGGGGGCAGGCTATAGCAGTTCGCCGTCTCATGGAGGATGGGCACAAACTAATTCAGGTGAAAGAAAAGTCTCGTATTCGCTACAAAATCAACAACGAATTTATTCCTCCAAGAATTATTCGTCAGTTGGAAATGCGCGGATTAGTGAAGCTTGAAAGGGGTAAGTAATGATTATTATCACCCCTTCAAAGCCCCTTCGAACCCCCTTCAAAGGAGATAAATAACCATGCGTGACTATGGGAAAGTCTCACCACATTTCTGGACGGGAGCTACGGGGAAAAAACTTCGTCAAACACCTGAAGGCTTAATTGTCGCTATGTATTTAATGACAAGCCCTCACGCGAACATGCTTGGCTTGTATTACATACCCCTTCTATATATTGCTCATGAAACTGGCTTGGGCTTTGAAGGGGCTTCTAAGGGGCTTCAAAGAGCCTGTGAAGCGGGGTTTTGTAGCTATGACGAAGCCACGGAGACAGTCTGGGTGCACGAGATGGCACGTTTTCAAGTAGCTGAGTCATTAAAGCCAGCCGATAACCGCTGTAAGAACGTGCAAAAAGAGTATGACTCATTGCCGTCAAGCCCTTATTTATCAAGCTTTTTCGATAAATATGCACAAGCATTTTGTATGACTCAAAAGCGTGGCGAAAACGCCAAAATAGATAGCCCCTTCAAAGCCCCTTCAAAGCCCCTTCGAAGCCAGGAACAGGAACAGGAACAGGAGCAGGAGCAGGAGCAGGAGCAGGAACAAGAAAATACTCACACACAAAACGCGGTTGAAAATTTTTCAGCGGCCGAGGAGTCTTGGAAACCAAATCGTGAACTATTGCTGAATGTTCTTAGGACTTCACAAGTGGGTGCACAAGCAGAGCAGGTTTTAGAAATGCCAAATTATGAATTTCATCTTGGCAACTTCAATGCTCACTGGGAAAACAAAATTGATCTCACTGAAAACCAACGAACTCGAAAGTTTGCAACTTGGTTAATTCAGGAATTCACAAAGTCGATAAGACCTAAAAAACAAAACTCACCAATGAAAACTGCACCAGCAAGAGACGTAAACAGTGCTTGGGGTGATTCAAAACAGTATGCACCAGCCACAGATGATATCGATGTAGGGGAGATGCTATGAATGCATTGAGCAAACAATTCAAAACTGAGCTGGTACAAACTAATCAGTTTTGCCCTAAACACAATGAGTTAATGGTTTTATTAATTGGTCGTCCAGTTTGCCAAACATGTGCAAATGAAGCGTATGTGAAATCACAAATTGAACACGCACACCAAGTCAACCTCATGGTACGCGAGAAACATTTTGCCGGAGCAAAACTTCCTGAGCGCCACAAGGAAAGCGGATTTAAAAATTATGTGGTGAGTATTGATCCGCAGAAAGAAGCTAAAGCTGCTTGCCATAAATTTGTTCAAGATTTTAATTCAGGGAAGAAGCGCAATCTGATTATGGTTGGGCGTACAGGAACAGGCAAAACCCATCTTGCATGTGCTATTGCTCGTAACGTTTTAGACAAGCGTAGTTATGTTCGTTACGTCACCTCAGAAGACATGGCAAATGAAATTGCGACTGCATGGACAAAGCCAGATGACAATGAAGCAAATGCAATTTTTCGCTTCACGGACTGTGATTTATTGATATTGGATGAATATGGTTTGCACGACCAACACGAGAGTCGATTGCAGCTCGTTCATAAAGTTTTATATGCACGTTATGACGAAAAAAAGCCGACAGTTTTAATTTCCAACATGACGCTTGAGTCTACAGAAAAGGCGCAAGGTTTGAAGGAAAACTTAGGGGACCGTTTATGGTCTCGGTTTCAACATGATGGTTTGACAGTAGTTGAATGTGACTGGGATGACTTGCGTTTTGGTGGGGCGAATACATGACCAAATTCGAGATTTTTAGCTGGGGCTTACTCATTTCGTGTGTAACAGCAGTACTTTGCGGTGCGGTGGTTTTGTGGTGGTTGGCGCGTAAAGAGCTAGATGAGAAAGGAGCCAGCCATGAGTGAGTTTAAAGAGTTTGAAATCAATGATTGGGTAAAGGCAAATGATGGTCAGTTTGGATTTAATGAGCTATTCCAAATTGTTGACTTCTTCGCTGATCGTAACGGCACTTTATTAGCGGTATTAGATGATGGGGATTGCCACCCATTATCTTGCCTTGAGCACGCATCAGAAGCCGAGATTAAAGCAGGCCACCGCATTGATAAACCATCGGATTCGAGGGAATTAGAAACCCTAGACAAACCAGAAAACCACATTTCGCCGAATTGCCAATCGAGGAATGTTTGAGATGGATAAACCAATGACATTTAACGAATGGTTAGGCACACAAGGCAATTTAGCTTTAGTTCATGCCAATTGCTGCCGTATTGCTTATGAGGCTGGTCAGCAGTCACAGCAAGCGAAAGTGGAGGAGCTGCAAACCCTGTACACCCAGCAAGGAATAAACATGTTTAAGCTGCAAAAGCGGGTGGATGCAGTTGAGCAAGTAATCGCCAAAATCAGAAATGGCAATTATGCAAGCGATAAAGAAGAAGGTTTCGCTAAATTTATCGCAGGAATGTTAGAGCAAGCGCTCAAGGGGGAAGGACAGTGAATTTTGATAATGAAATGATTAAAGGTATTTCTCAAAGTGAGTTTGAAAAAGCCCTGGCAAAACAGATGATGAAAGATCGAGTTTCTGACCAAATGCAAAAGGATATGGAAGCTCTGCAAAAACTTAATAGCGGCAATTATGTGATTGTGCCAAAAGAGCCTACACAAAAAATGCTCAATGCGGCTCACTGCTACATGAATCCAGTTAAAGGAAGTGATGTGCATCCTGAGACAAATAGAAAGCGCAGAGAGATGTACAAGGCGATGATTGGGGCATTTAAAGGAGCCAGCCATGAGTGAGTTTAAAGCGGGTGATTGGATTAAGCGGACAGACAAAAGAACTGAATCTATCTACCAAATAGACAGTATTGATAAAGATCTTATCAAATGTAATTTCGTAAAGAATGGGGAGAACTGGTGCCTTCACACAACAAAAGGTGAAATTGAATATGCCACCCCCGAAGAAATAGCAGCAGGCCACCGCATTGATGAGGTGAAAAATGGATAAGTGCAGAGAAGAGTTTGAAAGATCAAAAACATTTAAATATTTCTATTCGGTGCTTATGCATTTTGATGAGGAGTTGAATTGTTATTCATCTAGCAACAGCTTAAGAGTGCGAGACGCTGAACTATTGACAGCTGCATGGTGGGCATTTCAAGAACAGCAAGCTAAGGCGGATCTACTTAAGGGGCAACTCATCAAATTAGGTTTTACTGACAATGGCGGGGAATTAATGAGACCTCCAATCGGAAAGCCTCCACGTTTTGATTTATTAGATGAGCTTAAAAAATCAATATGTGAAATGGCTCAGAGGTACAGAGTTGAGGCACACGAATTAAGTCGTATTAGAGATTTTGAAAAGTCTCAGATGTATAGCCATTTTGCTAGAGAGTTGGATCATTTAATTAAGGGTGGTGCTTGATGTCATCAGTCAGCATTGCTGAATACCGCAAGTTATTTCCGATAAAGAAAAATAAAAAGCGGCGTTCAGCAAAGCAAGTTGCCAGACAACCAAGTGTGGGTGAAATGGTTCTGGCAACGCATTTAAGAGCATGCAAGATCGGTTTTGAACAGGAATATAAGTTCCATCCAAAACGCAAATGGAGAGCTGATTTTCTGATTACTGGTACAAAAATTTTGATTGAGGTTGAAGGCGGGATCTGGAGTGGAGGCCGTCATACAAGGGGCAAAGGCTATATAGGGGATATGGAGAAATACAACTCCGCAGCAATGATGGGTTTTACAGTTTTACGGTTCAGCACAGAGCAAGTTAAGTCCGGTATGGCATTAAAGCAAATTGAATTATTAATTAAGGGTAAATAGGAAGGCGATTATGTTGGTTGAAAAGTTTGATTTTATTGAGTTACTTCGCCTTGCTATTGCTCAAGGCAAAGCTGAAGGAAAGAAAATTTCGAAAGATGTAGTTTTAGGTGAATTAGCGCTGTTATCGCCAGCTGCAAAGCTTTGGGCCACTGTCTTGATTGAAAAGGTTGATTTTGAGCGAATCGCAATAATTACCCCAGCACAAAAACAGACTGAAACTTTTTACAGTAAGTATGACTTTAATTTTCAAACCGAACGCCGTATTGAAGATATTCCGGGTAAGGTTGAGTTTGTTCGTGGTGAGATTAAATCAGGTAATTTTTTCCGAGCGCGAAATAAATTAGCGGTAGAGATTCATAAAGAAATGGTAAAGAAAAAATTTACCCCTACTAATGCCCAAGGTGATCTTACTAATCTGGCAAAAGGTATGGCTGAGATTATTTTGCGTGGCCATGTTTTTGTTAAAGCTATGTGTGGAGCATGCCAAGGAATAGGAAAACTTGAAACTTTTAATTCAAAGGGTTCTCCTGATGGGGCAAGGTTTTGTGAAAAATGTAATGGTACTGGTAAGCGACCATATACGTTAAATGAAAAAATGAAAATTGCAGGTATTGTTGCCACCAAGACTGCATATATAAAAAGCTATCAGAAGTTTGAGTTATTTGGAGAATCTATTGTTGCAGAATGGGAAAATGAAATTAGATCGCGTATTTCTCGTTCATTTCGTTTTGAACTTCCTGATACTCAAGAAACTTGTGCTTGACAGTTGGGTATACACTTGAGTATAAAGATTTCTAAAATGGGCGAAATGTAAAGTAATCGCCAAAATGAATTTAAGAGCTCGCCAGACGGTGGGCTTTTTTGTTTCTAGATAAAAATACGATGTGAAGTTTTATTTAGATTTAATATAAATATAGGTTAAAATTCTAAGAACATCTTTTGAAATATTAAAAATGAAAAAAAATACTTTTAATGATGGTTCATTCAAATTTTTTATTATTCTAATTATTATTTTTTATGTACTGGTTGTATATCTCTCAGTTCATAATGTAATAAACCTTAATATTTTAGCAGCCCCAATCACAATCGCATTCGGTTTATACTTTTGGAAGCGGCAAGAGCTGATGAAGAGTCAAGCATTAAGTGCGGAAACAATGTTCAAAGCTTTTCATAATTATGCTATTCAATTTGTAGAATTATATTATTGGATATTACCAAGTTTAGAAAAGTGCAGTGAAATTTCTCAAGAAGATTTAGAAGAATTAAAAACTCAGTATAAAGAACTAATCAAATCAAGAAATTTATACTTTGTAGAACGCGAGAGTTTTTATAGGATCGCAGATATACCTGAAAATGTTCAAAAGAGTATTGAGCAAGAGTTTCATGTCTTTGATATATTAAATTACAATATAAGAGAATTTTTAGATAGTAAGTCTTTAAATCCTAAAGAATTAAAATCTTGTAATGGTGTAAATGATTTTCAGCCTGATAATGATTTTGTTGTAACTATTGGGAAAAGAATTGAAGATCTTATAAAGCCATTTATTAGATACCATTGAAAGAAGTATGTTAAGCAATCAACATACAACCGCCAGAGTTATAAAGTTGGTGAAAATACATATCGTTTTTGGCTTTGTGCTGAAATGTCTTATTCAGAAACAACTAAAATCGCAAACAAGTATCTCGCTGAAAAATACCCATATCTATCTTAAATAATAGTTCAAACAAATGAAGCCCACCAAATGGTGGGTTTTTTATTGCCTACTTGGAGTGTTTATGACTGAATTTCAAAAAATTAAGCATGAGATTAGACAGCTCCAAATAGAGCTAAACCATTTGGGAAGTTGCAATACAAAAGGTTTAAATACAGAACAGATCGCTCACTTAGATGAGCGATTTTTTTTAGCCATAGCAAAGCAAAATAAATTAATTGCACGACTCAACAATAAACCAGAAGGCTTCTTATAAGAGGCTATTGGTATGGACGATAAAGAGTATTTTTGGCTAACTCGGAAAAAAGAACCTAAAACCAAGCCTAAATCCAGACCACTGCCTAAGGCGAAGCAAAAATATCTCGAGGCTGAGGCAACACTTAAGGAAGAACTTGAGGATTTGGCGATTGGATTTGAACAGAAGTTTCAGCCAATCCATACCAAACACTGGCGCTTTGACTTTCATATTGTGAAATTGCGTTTGCTCATTGAAATTGAGGGTGGTCCCTGGTCTGGTGGGCGTGGTGGAAAGCTGTCAAATAAAGCATGGAGTCTTGATCGATATGATCTTGCTGAAGAGATGGGATACAAAATAGAGCGCTTTCATCCAGATTCTATTTTGTCGGGATATGTCATCAACTGGATTAAAAGCGAATTAGCGAGAATTGAAGATGGAACAGATCAGACCATTCCCACCAACTGATTTTATTGACCAGGCCGAAGAAGAGGAAGCAATTCGTTTAATACCGGCTCCAGACCTAAAGAAATGGGTTGTGGCTAATTACTTAACTATAGGTGGACCACTTCATAACCCTGATCATAACCATATTGCTGAGTTGCTTCATGATAATGAAGAGTTCCTAGCATTTGCTTGGGCTTCTTCTGCATATAAAAGCAAGCAAGCTATGGTGTTAGGCCAGTGCGAAAAAGTCATGTTCAATGTTGGTGGCTGGCGTAAAGCTAGACAAGAGCAACAGATGCGTGACTGGTTCGGCTTTGTGCCAACTTACTTAATAACTGTCGACGCTTCTTTCTGTGAGCGTGCAAACGATACAGAGTTCTGTTACTTGCTTGAACATGAGCTTTATCACATTGGTGTGATGAAGGACGAAGACGGCGAAATCATTTATAGCGATAGTTCTGGTCTTCCTAAGCACTATCTTGCAGGTCATGACGTTGAAGAGTTTATTGGCGTAGTTAAACGTTATGGACCAAGCAAAAATGTTAAGCGACTTATTGAAGTCGCAAAAAATCCGCCGTTTGTTTCGAATCTTGATATTTCAAGATGCTGCGGAAATTGTGTAATCAATTGAGCCTTTTGGCTCTTTTTTTTGTCCTGTTTGCTGTACGTAGCTGTACGAAGGGGAATTTATGGCAGCACTAAAAGAGCCTGTGAAAATATTTATTGTTCAAGCTCTTGCATGCCGTGATACCCCTCAAGAAGTGGTTGAACAGGTCAAGCAAGAGTTTGGAGTTGATATTAGTCGTAGCCAATGTGAATGCTATGATCCAACAAAATATTCGGGCAGAAACTTAAGCAAGAAATTTGTTGAGCTTTTTGAATCAACCAGAGATGAGTTTGATAAAGGCTTAATTGATATTCCAATTGCCAATAAGTTCTACCGATTGAAGCAATACCAAAGACAGCTTGAGAAGACTAGAAACGTCAAAACAGCCTTAAAAATTCTTGAGCAAGCCGCTAAAGACATTGGTGGTCAATTTACTAATCGCCAAGAAATTACAGGCAAAGACGGCGGACCAGTCCAAACAGTTAATTCAGAAATTCCAGTTCCAATGGAAGATTACTTAAAAGCGCGGAGGGAAGTCTTAGATGAGTACTGATGCGGCTCGGGATAAAGCCATCCGGATCGAGGCGCAAGAAGATTTATATTTCTTCACAAGGTACATGTTTAAGGAGCGCCGTGGTTATAAATGGATGCAAAATTGGCACCACTTAGAAATCTGCGAAGCTTTAATGAAAGTTTATCGCGGAGAGATAAAGCGGTTAATTATTAACGTTCCACCACGATATTCTAAAACTGAAATTGCTGTAATTAACTTCATGGCTTGGTGTTTTGGTAAGAATCCAGACTGTGAGTTTATTCATATCAGTTACTCGGCAATGCTTGCCGCAAATAATGCCTTCCAAATACGAACCCTTGTGCAAGAAGAGGCGTATAGAAAAGTCTTTCCCGAGCTTACATTGCGTGATGATAGTAAGGCTAAAGACTTCTGGAGAACTTCCCAAGGTGGTGTCTGCTATGCGACTGGTACAGGCGGCACGATTACCGGTTTTGGTGCAGGAAAACTTCGTAAAGGCTTTGGCGGCTGCATTATTATTGATGACCCGCACAAAGCACATGAAGCTTCATCAAAAACTATTCGAGAAGGGGTAATTGATTGGTTTCAGAACACACTCGAATCGCGTACTAACTCGCCAGATACGCCGATCATTGTGATTATGCAGCGACTTCATGAAGATGATTTAGCTGGATGGTTGCTAGGTGATAGAAAAGACGGCATTCCTGTAGCTGGTGGTAACGGTGAAGTATGGGAGCATCTATGTCTTTCAGCTATTCAGGAAGACGGATCCGCACTGTGGCCAGCAAAACACAATATCCAAAAATTGAGGCTAATGGAGCAAGCAGCACCATATGTATTTGCCGGGCAGTACCGACAAATGCCATCACCGCCAGCAGGCGGTTTTTTTAAGCCCGACAATATTCAAATTGTTGATGCTTTGCCTGCGGATGTAGTGAAACAAGTTAGGGCTTGGGATTTTGGGGCTACCGAAAATGAGGGCGACTTTACAGTAGGTGTGCGAGAAGCTCTAGGCGCAGATGGTTTTACTTACATTGTCGATGTAACTAGAGGACAGCTTGGTCCAGACAATGTGAATAAGCGCTTAGAACAAACAGCAAAAATAGATGGGAAAAAAGTTTCTGTGCGCCTACCACAAGACCCTGGTCAAGCTGGTAAATCGCAAGCTAGTTCATTTGTAAAGCTTCTTGCGGGTTATAGCGTGATAGCCAAACCAATTTCAGGTGACAAGCTTACACGGGCACAACCATTTGCGGCCCAAGTTAACGTAGGAAATGTACGTATGCTCAAAGGTGAATGGAATAAGGACTTTATTGATGAGCTTCGTCATTTTCCTAACGGTACACATGATGACCAAGTGGATGCAGCCTCAGATGCGTTTAATGAATTACATGAAGGTTTTGAGGCCTTCTTTGCTGATATGGGATTTGCTCGATGAGTGACGTAACTTTTAAACATCCTGAATATGTTAAAAACTTGCCATACTGGCAAAAACTTGATGATGTTTGTGAAGGTGAAGATGCGGTTAAGGCTAAAGGTGAAAAATATTTGCCGATGCCAAATGCACATGATAAATCACCTGCAAATAAAAGCGCTTATGAGGCTTATCTTACTCGTGCAGTCTTTTATGAAGTAACAGGGACTACATCAAATAGTTTAGTTGGAGCAGCTTTTGCAACAGATCCAAGTTTTAAATTTCCTCCCGAGCTTGCTCATTTAGAACGTAATGCGAATGGAGCCGGTTTAAGTACTTATCAATTGGCTCAAAATGGAATTCGCCACTTATTGAAGCATTATCGTTGCGCTTTATATGTTGATTATCCCGATGTGCCACCAGCTCGTAATCTAGCGGAATTTAAAGCGCAAAAAGCCTATCCAATGATTCATTTATTGAATGCCATAGATGTAGTGAATTGGGATTCAGTAATGGTCGATAACCAGAAAAAACTTTGTCTCGTGGTTATCCGTGAATTTAGGTCTGAGCGCGGTGCTGATGGCTTTAGTAAAACCGAACAAGAGCAATATCGTGTACTTCGTTTAGAGCAAGAGGGAAATGGGGAATATATTTATTCCGTTCAGGTGTACACAAAGGGTGAAAAGGGTAACTGGGTTGGCGGAGAGAAGAAGTTTCCAACAGATTACAACGGGAATTTCTGGACCTATATACCTTTTACATTTGTAGGTGCAATTGATAATTCAGAAGAGATTAAAAAGCCACCATTACTTCCTTTGGCTAATCTCAATTTAGCCCATTACAGAGACAGTGCGGACTTTCAAGAGTCCGTTTTTTATATGGGGCAACCTCAATATTATGCGAAGGGTGTTAATTGGGAGTGGTATGACCAAGCCAAGAAACGTGGCATCTACATTGGAGCGAAAGTACTTTTGCCTTTACCTGAAAATGGTGGTTTAGGAATTGTACAAGCCGACCCTAATACTCTTGCCCGGGAAGCGATGAAAGATAAGTGGGAAAAAATGAAGGAGATGGGGGCGCGTTTAATTGAGAAGGGCTCGGGAAGTAAAAAGACCGCTACCGAAGCGAATAGTGATGACGCCGTTCAGCATTCAGTTCTTTCGCTCTGTGTCGTTAATATGAATGAAGCCTTGTCAGCAGCATTACGATGGGCTGCTAAGTTTGTAACGCCTAATGTGGATGTTCTAACTAAAGATGATTTGATGTTCGAAATCAGTCAAGAATTTAACAAACAGGGTTATTTAGCTGAGTTAGCTCGACAGTTATTTGAAGCAGCTCTACAAGGCCGATCTTCATTTAAATCATGGTGGGAATACAACCAAACAGGTATGTTCCCTAAACAAAAATATGAAGAAGAGCTTCAGAATGTTGAAGCAGAGCAAGATGGGACTTTAAATCAAAAGGTAGAGTGAGATGGCAACAGATATCAAAAAACTATTTGAAGCACTCACTCAGCACCAGGCCTATCTTTATCGTGCTTCATCAAAAACGGTAAATGAGTTATTGGCTTTATTCAATGATGATACGAGCAAGATGCTATCTAAGCTTCGGG